CAAAGTCAACTGAATGCGAATGCGTGTTTATATTTCCTGATAGTTGTGTCTTAACTCCTAAATCGTCAATAAATCCAATCGTTTTGCTTCCAATTGCCGTGTTAATATTATAAAATATGTGTACGTCTGGACTAACTGGCTCGATTTTATCATTAAATATCCCTCCATACATTATGTTAGTCGGTGCGTTTCCATTCAAATCAATCAACCTTTCGTATATTATTTGTTCAAAAGGAACTTCAACGCTTAAACTATCCCCTTCTAATGGTGTACCGCTTGGCGTTCCATCGTCAGTTAATAGTGTTGCCTCGTCCCCATAGCCTTGACCAGTATTAATCTTGAATTGAGTATTTAATAGCGTTTTTGGCTCTTTAAATGAGAAGTTAATTTCATTTAATAAGTTGCCTCGTGATACTTCTAAACTATCAGTTTTTACGTATTTTGAAATATTATAAATGCTACCTTGTGCATAATAATTATTAAACGTATCAATATAAATGTTATCGTAATCATCCGCTATCACAACTAATTTAAACATCTTAAACAAGCCATTTAAAAAATCAATAAGTTTTAATTTAGGAAAGTTCATTGATAAATTAAATTGACCCGAAACCGTTTGCTCTGGAAACGATGCCACGCCATTGTAAGATTCATAGTTGAATTCAATCGTTAGTCGTGAAGTAAATTTAAACTCATCGTTAGCTGTTACATACCAAGAATGTTTATCATCGCTTTTCCTCTTTATAGCGTAATAAGTTTCAGTAGTGCCTGTTAAATCCGAATAAGAATTGCTCGGGTTTCCGTTTATTTTTCTTTCTATTTTGTAAGGAACTGTTTCATATCCTGCGCTTGGAACTATTTGTATTAACCCGTAAATTCTCTTACCGCCTGCCGTAAAAGTATCTTCAACCAAATCCAATGTACCTCCATTACTTCCTATCGTTCCTATGTTTGTAAAGTCAATTCTTACTTCATTGCTATTAGCTAATGATGTTGAATTGTTCGCCCACAAATAAAGCTTTTGAAATTGTGCAGTTCCGAAAAAATCACGACTGAAAGTAATATTAAAATCATTCTCAATCGCTTCAATTATTTTTATTAATTGGATTGACGGCTTTAATAAATCCCAATTTACTCCAGTGTTTGACCCACCTGTATAGGCTATGTTTGCAAGTGTTGCCGTGTTTATGTTTTCGCTTCCAGACCTGTAGTACAATTGTTTTTTAACGAATAAATTGTAAACAACCGCCCCGCCAAACAAAGACGAAGTTAAACCTGTCTTTACGTTTGCTGGACTATAATTGTGATTGTATGTTGAAAGATTAAGGTCTTTTAATTCGTAATTTTTCAATTTGTCTTTTAGCGAAACTAAATTTCCAACAAAATTAATAGTATATGAGCTTGGTCTGCCTTGCTTAACGCTAACTTTGTTTAAACTCCATTTTCCAACTTTAAAAGGAAACCCGTATAATTCAATTCTTCCTGCGTGTTTTATCCTTGCATCAAAAGCATTGTCGATATTGGCATTGTAATAATGTTTGAAAATTATATTGTTGTTGTGAGTTGCTGGAACAGTGAAAGACTTTGAGTAGTCGGTCATATTTTTTGTGATGTCGTTTATGTTGGCAACACTCGAAGACAATTCCACGGATTCGTCTTTAAACAAATCCAGTTTATCATTACCGATATATAAAGATGCAAACATTATTGATTGTTTATTTCATTAAAAGCGTATTCAAACTCAACCTCATAATTAATTAATCGGTCTTTCATTCTGGTTTTGTACTCCAAGGATTTAGACCCAATTTTCAAAGGGATATAATTTGTGCCATCGAATTGCCAAACCCTCTCGCTTAAAAATAATTGCTTCATTGTTTCGTTAATTGCTTCATCAACAAACCCACTATTCATTTTAAACTTGGAATTGCCTTGAACGTTGTAAGTTACCATTTGATGATAGCCATCTATTGCTTGACCTCTGTCGGTTTGAAACTCTTCACTTGTAACGCTTAAAGATTCCGTTTTAGCCTTGAAAAAAGTAATGAATTGCAAAGCTCCTTCTTTATTTTGAAAGGCAATATCCAAAGGTGAGTACCTACATTCGTCTGTTATTAATAATGTTGTAATAACGTCATTGTAAATTATCTCTATAACCTCGTCACCTAAAGCCAAAGACAAATCAACTAAAATATTTTTTACCAAATTAGCATTATATGTCGTCGCTATAAAAGTATGCGTGTCGTTTATGTTTAAACTTGGATACGATTTTACCGTTACCGAGGTTGTCACGGCTTCGCTTATAAGTAAAGGAAAATTAAAATATCCATTACGGAATACTTTAAATTCATTTCCAGATATTAAAACATTATTCGCTGGAGGTTGTGCATTTTCTCCATCCAAACCACCACCGTAACCCTGTAACATTAAATTAGTCAATGGCAATTGCGCAACATCCAAATCATCTTCATCTGTTGTAGTATATGTTACTGTTGTTTTTACCCATCTTTGATTATTCCCGTTTGGTTCAAAGTCGATGTAGTCGTTTATCAATTGTGAAATATCTAACTTATCCGTTCCTGACGATGTGGCTAAATTAGGCTTTGTCATTGTATAACTTGCCGTTGCTGGAGGTGATGCTTTCAATCCGTCCCAAACATAAACACGCAAAGTGTATGCCGTAGAAACGGTAGAAGTCAAAGGACTAATCCAAGGAATGTATAGGTAATATGATGATAGTGATTTTATCATAAGTTCAATGCTATTTTAATTTGTTTTTCGACTTCTAATCCGTACGCTGCATAAATATCGTCTGGTAATCTTTTAAACGCTGCCTCAAACGGTTTGGTAAAAAAGTTGGTTGTTTCAATTCCTTTATGCCATATCGAACGCATAATCAAAAAGGCGGTTGACTTGTACGAAAGAAATTGTCCTGTCCTCCTGTCTTTAAATTGAATTCGCTTCCTTGCCACCCAACCGTTTATCCCATTTGTCAAACCGCCTTTTTTACCTGTTCCTGTTCCAAATTTAAAGGGGCTGTTCGGTGCTTTTGAACTGCTCGAAACTCCTTTCACACCTTTGTCTACAAACTCCCAATAATCGTTTGCATCCTTAAAATCAAATACTAATACTGCCCCGTCTTTTGTCGGCGTGACCTTGTAATTAATCCCGTTGTAAAGTTTAGACGTGTCCTTCTTTTTTCTTTTTGAAAGATTGCTTTTGGCTTGTTGTTGTACATAAGCACCGAATTTATTTAATTCTTCAACTACTGACATAATGATAATTCCGTGTTTGGAACTTCAACTGTAAAAGTTAATCTTGCCCCATCAACTAATTTTGCACCCTCAAATGAACCTAATTCAAATGTAGGGTTTTCATTTGACGTGATGTTGTTTTGCTCAAAGTCTGTGTACATATTGAGCCACATTCTATTGAGTACCGCAACACATAAATTATGATTGTCAACTTCATTATCCTGTCCCCAGAAATCATCTGTATTAATTTCTTTATTGATGTCTCTTTGATTAAAACAAGCCAATTCGATATTGAATTGTACTGTGCTGCCGTTGGTAAATGAACCTGATACTATATTAATATTAACCAAAGGGAACATAACCTCTTTCTTTAAATCAATATCAACGGTTTTCATTACAGAATTTACCAAGTCATCCGCTTCGGCAAGTTGTTTTAAGTATAAATATAGTTGGGTTAGTTGGTTCATAACTCTATTGTATTACTGGTTTGTTTCATTATTTTAGCTTTCAATTTTTGTTTGTCAATCTTATGACATAAGAACAAATGAACCTCGTGTACATTCATTTTTAAGATGCCGTCAATTTTCCAAATCTTACCTTTAGCCAATTCCTCAATCGTAGCGTACCACCCCCATTTCTCGAAGTAATCGGCTGCTGAACTTCCTTCACTTGTTCCACCACCATATATTTCTGTGTATAACTCACTAATTCGTTGGCTAAACTCGAAAAAAAAACCAATGCGCCGTTTACAATTGATAGTGGCGTGTGCTTCATTATGTTAGCATATTGTTCAGTACCTTGGTATTTTATGATTTCGTAGTTTCCTAAAGTATCCTTGTTTTTAATCGGTCTAAATAACACGGCAATAAGTCTGTGCATTTCGTTTATGTCAGTACCATATTTTGAAATGTCCACAAACTCCCCCTGTGTAATCTTGTCCAAGTTTGGAATGAAACCAAATTCAACATCTTTAATAAAAAATGTAGGTTTAAATTCTACTGTTTGGTTTAAAGCCAAGTCAATCTGTTCTGTGATTTCCTTGTAGTCCTGTGAGCTAATCAAATCAATTCTAGTGCGCTCCAATCCTGTAAATATTTGTATTTTTCTTTTATTGAAATTGTATTCGTTAAGGTCGGTTCGTTCCAATAGTTCATTGTACAATTGAAATTGATGTAAAGTAATATCTTGTATAGATTCTGGTAGAATAATTTTCATACTATTAAACTATTTATTTGGATTATTGTTATTATCGAATGTCGTGGCTTACGTTGTTCATTAAATTTCTTTCAATACCATAACACGTCAAATCTATATGCTCGTCGTGTTTGGCATTTGGGAACGTTCCAACCTGATTTAAAAATGATTCATTCCAATTCCCTTTAATTAACTTAACACGCCCGCCCTCGATAAATGGAGAACAAGCACGGGCATTTTCAATCTTGGAATTATTCACAAAGTCTGTTTTTATTTCAGCAACATTCAATTTACTTTGTTCGTGTATCATTTGCTTTATAGATTTTCCTGATGCTTTAGGCTCTACCAGCGTTAAACTAACTTTGACTCCAGCAGCAATTATATGATTTGGAATAAATTTAAGAAGCTCTGGTAATTCCATGTATTTATCAATAGACGAATGTATCACATAATTATTACCCCATCTTGCTCCTATCTGAAAACCTGTAGGGTCATTTGAAGTATTCTTTGTATAAGCTCCATCAATGATTAATTCCCATTTTAAATTGGGTGGCACTACCGATTTATCAATTATCTCAAACCAATCTTTTCTCCATTCCCCACCTTCTTCTGGCGCTGGAGTTTGCATGTATTGACCAGAAAAATTATAACGGTTTGCTTGTCTAATCTGTTCCAATTCATCAAACGAATGTTTATCCTCCCAAAGTGGTTTGTTGTTTGAATCCAAAGCTGGTAAACATAAATGCTCCCATTCTTCCCCGCTTCCACCGTCCAAAAGGAAGCCACTTAAATCTTCCTCGTGTAATCTTTGCATAATGATTATGATAGGCGTTTCCCTGTCATTTACACGGCTTCTAATTGTATTGTTATACCTTTCATTAACCGAGTTCCTGCGTGCTTCACTGCTTGCATCGTCTGGCTTTAATGGGTCATCAATTAATATAGCTCCTGCAAAGACTTTGCTTTCCGCAACTCCTGCGCCAAAACCAGTAATTGCTCCACCTGATGCGGTTGCGTAAACCCCTCCACCGTCTTTATTAAACCATTTCTTTTTACCTTGTGCGTCCTTTTTTAATTCCATTCCCCATAAAGATTGAAACGCTTCGCTTTCTATATATTCTTTTGTTTGGGAACTATTGTCTAATGCCAAATCATCTGAATAAGACAAATGAATAAACTTTGAAGATGAGTTTTTAATCAATGACCACGCAATAAATAGTTTAATCGCAAGTTCTGTTTTTCCGTAACGGGGTGGCATATTGATAATACCACGCTTTACCTCGCCATTAAAAACACGCATTAAAAACTGTGCTATTAAAACGAAATGAGGCGCAATTATAAAGTTGCGCCTGTGGTTTTCTTTGTAAATATATCTTGCAAAAAACAAAAAATCATTCTCGCATTTTACTTTTATAACTTTTTGTTCATTAGTAAGTGCGTTCGATGTTGTCATTAATTTTCTTTATTTCTTCGTCAGTAAGTTTACCGGCATCGATATTGATATTTTCAATAGTTTCTTTTGGTTTACCGAAAATGTGTTCAGCAATAAACATTTTACCACGCTCAAAAGAATAAAGAGTTTTTGCGAGTTCTTGTTTTGCTTCTTCGTCTGTATCAACACTATGGACGGATTTAATCATAGACAAAAAAACTTCATTAGCTTTTTCAATATCTGCTTTCCTTTTTGCTCCCGCTCCTTTTCTTGCCCCTCCGTGAGTTTTTTCTTTCATCTTGAAATTAATTATGATTATTCATAACTCTCATAAACTTTATCTAATTTATCAATCATACTAATCAAAGGCTTCGGACTGCAACTTGCACACGGAAACCAAATAGGACGATTAAAAACACTTGCATATAACTCACAAACATAATTAACTTGCTCTCGGCTTATTGTAAGCGTTCGTATTGCTTTAAAATCCTTCCAACTATTATATTCTTGTTCAGTTAAACATCGTGCCTTAAAACGATACGGAAATAGTTCGTTAAGCTTTTCTTTTCGCTTTTCGCATCCGCAATCTTTACCTTCAACAAATATTTGTAATCCTGTAGCGTGTATGATCTTTTCGATTGTATCGCCTAATCCCTTACTTTTTTTTGGTCTTGCCATTTTTCAAGCGTTTATTTTTATATAAATCAATATCGTTTCCTAAAATTGTTTTTCTTGCCTTGTCCAGTTCCCTGTGTATCAATCCGTAATTTATATGCTGGTACTTTTCTGAAATCTGTCTAACTGACAAATCGTAGCTTTCTTTTAACAATCCATTTTGAAGATATGATAATTTTTCACAATCTTGAATAATAGATAATTCATAATCGTCTGCTTCAAAGGTATTGTTATTTTCCGCTAAGTTATGAAAATTATCAATTGAAACATTTTTTTTTGATTTAACGTAATCTAAGAATAAATTACGAATAGTTCTAATTACATAAAAATCGTTTATTTCTTTTTTGCACTCGAATAGTTTTAAGTACATATCCGAAACTAAATCATCCGCCAGCATTTTGTCTTTGCAAATTATGAATGCTGTCTTTCTCCAGTATTCATCTTTTTTGCAAAGTATATCTAACATGAATTTTTATTTAAAAAAAACCGCTTCAATCACTAACCAAAACCGAAGCGGTAAAAATTAATAGTAATTATGAAGTACAAAGTTACGGAATTGAATTGAGATAAATTGCAATTTCTTTTAAAAGTTCGTGATGTT